TCTGTAGTTACTTTAAAGTGTCCATCAGAACCAGTATCAACTACTTCTGCTTCTGTATTACCTTCTGTAATTTTATCAGCATCACTAGCAGTTCCACTTGAAGCTGCTGTAATTCTTCCTTGAGCGTCAACAGTAATACTTGAAAGGGTGTAGCTACCTGCTGTAACTGAGGTGTTTGCTAATTTAGCGGCTGTCACTGCATCGTTATCTATAGTAAAAACTGCACCAGTACTGGAAACTGTAATATCACCTTTATCTCCATCTGTTAAAGCTGC